TATTGATTAATCTTATATCAGTTTTTTGTGTTTACACAAAACTTGAAACAGTCTCCAATTCTTTGCCGAATTTCTTTTTCTTCTTTCTTCTTTTTATCATATTTCTTATAAAATTCAATTGGAATTGTGCTTGGAATCGCATGATACTTTTTACAATATTGTTTTATAGACCATCTATCTTTTTTCTTTGATGCCTCACATTCTTTTTTAATTTTATGTTTGATAATGTTGTCATAGTCAAACCAAGTATCATCTTCTGCATATTCGTGCAAAACAGTTTGTAATTCATTTTCCAAATTGATTTTTACCCCATAAACATCACAACAGCCATCAACGGACACTTCTGTTTTTTGAACAATCTTATTGCCACATAATGGGCATGCTCGTTCATTTGGATTTTTTGTTGTATATTCACACTTTTTACATTTATAAATCACTTTTTACCTCATTATCTATATATTCCTATATGTTTATTATACACTAATTATATTAGAGAACGCAACTTATTCGACCAATCACTTTAGCAAATCTTTGTACATCTCTGCTTTTTCTTTCATTCTTCTGATTTTTGCTTCCTTGTGTCTCTTGACCATAACCTCAATCACTGCACCTGCTTTACCTACGATAAAAGATACCATTGTCATGTATCCTAATAGTGTTACAATCTCATGCCCTGGCATTGTTAATAATGTATGTAATAATTCCATATTCGATTCTCCTTATTTGTTGAAAAAGATATCGGCACAATCTCTCATTCCCTGCAAATAGATTTCTCTGCAAAGGGTTCGATGATTTGTCGATACCTCGCCTATATATTCTTCTAATTGTTCTGTTTGTTCCTTATTTAAGCAAGATTTTAATTCCTGCAAATGTTCTTCTTCTGTTTTTGCTGATTCTGCATAATCCTCGTCTAATAGTTTTGTGCGCTCCTGCACTTCCTTTATTAGTTCCTCTGTTAGATAATTGTGCATCATCTCATTGTAGATTTCTCTTTTCATCTGTTCCATATTTCCGTACCTCTTTCTTTTTTATCCTACTTTATCACACTTAATCCTACTTAGCAATATAACACACTACCATGTGATAAGATACGGTTAAGCGAGGTGGACAATGAAACCATTAAAGAAGAAAGTAAGTATCACGTTAGACAGTGATCTGGTTGAGATGATCAAAACGATGGCAGAGGAAGATGATAGATCGTTCAGTCAGTATATCAATATGATACTGAAAGACCATGTAAACCGTGAAAACGAAGGGACTACGAAAGAGTAGTCCTTATTTTTTTGCCGTGGGGATTTTTGGTGTTTCCTCTAGCCCATATTTGAAAAGAGGGGTAATCGCCTGTAATATCGTCACATTGCACAAGTTTTTCTTGTATTTTTGTGCATATTTACCTACTTATTCTTCGTTAGAGTCCTAATCTAGCGTTGTTTTTGGAAATAATTGGTGCAAATATCGACATAAAATTTTGCTTTTATCACTCATTTTAAATTGATTTGAAATACTGATATTTTATCAAATGGATTTTGGAAGATATTTCCAGTGATACTGGCACAATCTATACGTCTGTCTGTGCAACCATCAAAAAACCTAGTAATCATAAGGATTTTTTGCCCTTAGAACGGTAATTTTTTTGGATGTATCACTCCCAACTATTTCCAAATTGTATTCACCCAACATCTGCGTACCCAAATCGAGTACCCAGACGGTACTTTAGCCCCGCTTAAAATTAAGCCCGTTCCTTATCTTTCTCTACATTACCACTAGCACCATTCTCTTCGTCTAACCTCTTCAATTCTGCAACACTGTCCGTGATCAGATCACTCTTTTCCATGACACTCTTTCTACTAATCGCACCGAGTTCTCTCATGGCTTTTAAGTTAGACACCATTTCCGTTGTAGCAACTGGCATATTTACGTTATATACGACCTCAACATCATTTGATACTTCAGTACCCTGCATTTTCAAGATCATTTGGAATCTTCTGAACCTTTCTTGGAACCCTTTGTTCAACCATTTCTTCGTCTCATCTGCATTGATATTTGCCATGTGAAAAAGAATCTTCATGGATACTTCACTGATATTTGCAATATTCGTTGAACTACCTAACACACTCGGAATGCAAGCGATATCATTCAACATCTGCTTGATATTGTCAAGATATAACTTAATCGTATTGTAATCCATTGTTGTACTAACTACCTTGTAGTCCCCATTATCAAGATTCATCACATATCCTGTTGCATCAGCAGGAATCGTTGATTCAATTCTTTGACCTACAGCCACAGGCATTGGATTTAAACTGTTAATATAGATTGCGTCGCCCATCTTACTTAAGATATCCTCTAACTCATCCATGATCGGCTTAATGTCTGTTAGCATACTTACGCCAAAGTTATAATCCATGTCACTAAAATTGTGATAATGAATAGGCAGACCACACACATTAATCTTACTATCTTCCATATGTAAGTAACCACCATCATTGTTCCAATTCTCTACATAAGTAGGGTAGTATACGTTGTAGAATGTAATATTAGTAAACACATCTGTCCATGTCTCGACAAATGCAATGTAATTCCCACGATCATCATAGACAGGATAACAGTCACCACTATCAAGCACCTTACTTTTAATGATGCCATCCTCTACATAGACAACTTCGTACGCATCACCAAACTTGTTAACTCTGTCCAGAATCTGGTAATCTACTGTCTCGTACTGCCCTAATTTATATATTTCATTAAAATTCTTGATTGTATTTTCATTGCCACTGAATGATACCTTCTTGCCAAGTAAGTACGTCGCATGGAATCTCAGTACCGTTTTAGCATAGTTTAAAATCGTCTTTCTGGTAATGAGTTCTTTTCCTTTATAAGCACAGTTCTCTCTTCCAAGTACCTTATGTCTGCCTGCAAGATAGTCACGATTCGCAATACATTTCGTAATTCTGTTCACATGATAAGGTTGATTGACTTCCTCTACAAACCATTTGGCAGGATTCTCATACTTATTTTTATATTCTTCGATTGCCACGTTGTCTCTCCTTTCTGTTCTGTTTCTTCTATATAATATCGTCTAAAATGGATACCATAATCCATTCTTCATTCCCTGTATACACAAACACAAGCCCATAACCAAGTCATCATGACTGCCACTGATTGCCCCCATACTTCCGTTATCGTTTGCAACGAACACCTTCATCTCTTCGAGCATATCCTTGCTTTCAATTTGGATCAGTCCCTTGTCGAACCATTCACGGCAGTCGTTTACAATAATAGATTTCGTCTTATTGTTGGTGTCGAATCCGACTCTCCAGATCGTCCTCTGGAATTCATCATATGTCTTATACTTCGTCATGTTCATATAATGTTGCTCGTATCTTAGACGTTCGATAACACTGTGTCCACCGCTGGCTTTCTCAACTGTAAGCAACGCCTTATTATAGTATCTGCCTAAAGCATTTAACACATCTGCGTACTGATATGGTTTGATCTTATTGTTTCTAAATTCAGCCACCTGTTGCCCTTCACGATTTAACACGATAGCAGTAGAGTAGTCCTGTCCCAATCCTTCTGAGCAATCGACACCTATATAATATTTCTCGCCCATTCGTGGCAACTGCCAGATATGAAACGTCTTACCAAGATACGGCATTAATATAGTAGGTAACCCTGTGACCTGTTTCTTTGCTAATGGCTTGATCTTGTTCTCTACGATCGTAGTCAATGATGCCGTGATCCTCTTACTGTCAAATAACTGTTGCCCTGTAGTTAGGAAACATTCAGTGTCCGTTGATGGATATTCAACTTGGAATGTATCAAGTCCATCAGTAGATACTTTCTTTCTTCGCCAAGCAATCTGCGCCAAAGAAGCACCCATCTTTAATAGTTCCTGTTCATCTTCATCCAATTCCATGTTTTTAATCTTCTGCGACGTTCTTGCCTCATATTCAGCCACGGCTTGTTCATATTGATTTGCAAATAAAGATTTACCATTTATCCAATTAAAAAAGAACGGTTTATAACTGTTATCTCCGTTCTTTGCTTGAATGTATAATTCTGAAAATTTGTTAAATCCATTTGCAGTAGATTCTATAATGATACGCCCAGATTCACTGACCGCCTGCGATAATGCGTGTAATTGTTTATCTGCATTTTTCCAAAAAGCAAACTCTGACAGATGCACGATACCATTCAATGTATCGCCACGACCAATCTCTTTATTACCTGCGGTCAAGCAAGTGATCTTGCTACCATTATCAAAGCATAACGCCTGTCTGTTATTTACGATCAACTTCGGCTTGATAATATCTGGCAATGAGTGATACTGTTGCTTTAATTTGTCAAAGATAGTATTGCAACTTGATTGATTGTGACTTACCAGAAAACAAGTCGTATTCTCATGCACAACACATTCTCTAATTGACAATGCAATGGTTATGGATGAGATACCTAACTGACGGCTCTTTAAGATAATGTTGTTTGACTGCATATTTTGTACCAATTCTTTCTGTTCGTCTGTCAAGATAAATGGCACAAGTTTTCCTTCTTTGTCAGCAATCTTGATAAATGATTCGATCCAAGCCACTTTGTTTTCATCTTGCCATAACCACGCAAGTTTTTGTGCGTTTGTCTTACTAATCATCATGCACCGCCTTTAAGAGCAGGAATATTAATACCAGATAACAATACATCTAACTCGTCCTCGCTATCCTCGAAGAAGTCACTATTGTGGAAGTTTTCTACATACTTAGCCGCATTGACATCTCCATTCAGCGCCTTGTTCATCATTTTCTGATATATCTGCATCGTATTTAGCGTTCTCATGTTCTTCATATATATTTTAATTGCCTTTTGAGCATCATCTCTGATCAGCCAGTTATTTTCGCAAAATTCTTCTGTTTTATTTGTTCCGTCCTTGCTCTTAAACTGCATATCACATTGGCACAGTTCGTCCCATTTGCATCTTTTTTTCTGGTCTGACAGATACCATTGCACATACTTAGCAATGTGATATGGACAGATTTCCTGCATTTTCTGTAGCAATGTTTTATCTTTACTTTTTGCCATTTGTTTCTCCTTTCCTGTTTGATTTTAAAAGTCCAATAATATCCGATTGCGCAACTTGTTGTGCGATCGAAGGTTAACATTCATGTGAGCGTCAGCGAATCGAATGTTGACCATCTAGGGGTTTGGGGGGGGGTTGTCCCCAACATGATGAGGAAACCTTTACACTCAACAACTTATCTGGCACCATCCGACACACATTTTGTTGTAGGTCAAACGCCCACACCTACGGGTGGTCATTTCGACCAACACAAAATATATGTCAGTATGGGTGCCTATTACCATAATAAACACGCAAAAAACGCTTCGCTTATTTTCGCTCTCTGTCAATTGCGACAAGCGCAATTTCCTTATGTGGAAGATTACTTTTTCTTTTTAAAATCGTCGTTTTCTTCAGTATTTATGAGGGTTTTGTGTCATTTTGCGTACGTTTTCGTTACGACCCTATATAGAAGCATCGTAACAATTTCGTACGCAAAATGACAAAAAGTCCAGTAATATTAACAAAAAACGACGATCCTATACTCTCGCCCTAACTATCGTCCACAATCTAACGTCCTTACTACGACCATCAATTTTTCGTTTTGTTCTTTTCTCATTTATCTTATAAGGTATCCCCATCTGCAATAATCGTTCATTTATCGTTTTTGCGGTTTTAACAATTCGTCTATCTTTGCGAATAGCCAATTCCTGTACGAGTTTATCTTTCTGGGACTTATCACAAAATTCTGTTTTATCACTTGCATATCTATCCAAAGTAACCATGATATTAATGTACTCTGGTTCATAAATCTCATACTTCCATTTTGTTATGTTGCCAAATTTGTCATATTTGTGCGTCCTCTCGAACTTATCAGCAAGATATGAGCAGTATCCATAATCGCTGAGATTTATCATCTTATTGTATAATTCGATATCGCTTTCTTTCTTCTTAAGCATCAATTCATTGACCTTCAAGCAATTATCCTTTTTATCAGTATAGATAATTCCACTTTTATCTACGTTTGCGTTAAATCTTGGATATTCCTTGTAAAATTCTTCTTCACCGTTGAAATCGAGGAACTGTGCAGGCGCAATATCTTTCTTAATCTGTGTAACCATACCACCTAATTGTTGATTTGTTCTTGCACGAATGTAAACATCAATCTTCTCTGAGTATGCGCCATTGTCTTTTCTTCTACCGATACGTCTTCTGCCCATGCACTGGATCAGCGAACCAAGATCACGAATGTCAATCATTACCTCTTTTACATCTTTGTCTTTTATGTTAACTCCTGCATCTAGGCAAGCAGTAGTGATAAGTAGGTTTTCTTCAAATCTCTCATTTTCGAGCATCTGACTCAATTTCTCTTTGTCCATATACTTGGCATAATCTTTATTGCTGTCACTGCAACAAAAGATTGCATGATCTTCGAACTGCTTGTATAACTCGTATGCCTTTTTGGCAGATTCAATAAAGAAGATTGCCTTCGTACCTTTGCAAATTACCTCTTCTGCTTTACGTTTAAATGCGTCCTCTCTGTAAAAGAAGTAGAGTTGATTGATAAATGACCAATTGGTTGGTATCTTGTATTTAAGGGGCTTTATGCCTTCTCTGATGCCTAATTTTTGGGCGTTATCTGTTAAATAATCTCTCATATAGGATTCAATATTTTCGCCTGTTGCACTCATGAAAATCTTTACTGCCGTAGGACATTCCATTATCATGTCATAAGCCACGTCTGTCGTGTCATTAAAGGACGCATCTTCTGTGAAATAATGATATTCGTCTGATACAATGTAACCGTAGTCGTATGGATTAAAGAAGTCCTCTTCTCCGAAGTCATTGTATCTTGACTTGTGCATGGAAAACTTCTGATATGTCACTATATCAATCACATCATCTTTGCCGTCGGCTTCAATTTCCATGACGAACTGATCAACACATTTACGTCTATGTATAAGGAAAAGAATCTTTTGACCCTCTTCCTTTGCAATATCGTATAACGTGTTCTTAATAAAGTATGATTTACCAACGCCTGTGCCTGCCACAATAATGACAGGTACATCTGGTTCCCATTTCTGAATATCTTCAACTGTAATTAGATCGCTTACTCTTGTATTTTTACTTACTTTTCTTGTATTTGTTGCCATATTTTGTTGCTCTCCTTGTTTGATTATTTAGATAAATACTGTTTGATTGTCTTTTCCAGATTCTCAGATTGTCTAAAAATAAATACATTCTTGTCTGGACATTTCTCATTACGTTCCATTTTTTTCAAGATGAACCCTTGCATCATAAGGTATCCTGCAAGTGCTTGATTGAATATAATCTTGTTATCTGTTTTATTCTTGTTCATATGTTTGTTCTCCTTGTTTTGTATTTGTTTATTGAGTAATCGACAATTTGTCGACCACTGATATTAATTAGTAGCCCTCAGTTTGAGGGTTTCTGATCTAAATTCTGACTATTACCATTCGTAATAGACAAATTCTGAGTGCCAAGATTGTTGGCACTTAAATTTTTGCTACGAAGATTGTTCGTGCCTAAAACTTTAGTCCGCTAAACTGTCGATTACTGACCTAAGTTTTGTACGTTAACATTATTAACGGTTAGGATTTTGGTATTACTAATAGTAAGACCTAAATTTGACCCGCCAACATTATTGGCGGTTAAGATTTTGAGTGCTAACATTATTAGCACCTAAATTCTTGGTAGGAACATTATTCACACCTAAAATTTTGGTCTACGAACAATCTTCATGGTCAAATTTTAATTATGCGAATAATTCTTTTTTCAATGCTATTCTTTCCTCTCTTGCTATATTAAGCAAGTCCTCTTTTATTTCTTCCGTACCATTGAAGAGAAATATTGTTTTGATTTTGTTTTTTTTATCTGGTCGAACTTGCACAATATGATGACCTCTACGCAATAATTCGTTTGTTAGATCACCATTATGTATTACAATTCTTCCGTCGCTTGTATATTCCATTATTCCTTTACCTCGATTGAATAGTTTAGTAAATTTGTCTTAGTAAGCGCATAGCAGTATGGCTCTTGTGGGATTATCTCATCATATCTCTTCGCCCTTTTACCATAAATATCTTTGACAACGTCAATAAAATATTTATCTGGATAAAACTTATCCTGTGGCAATTCAATGTGAAGATTTGTGTCAGTATCCCATAGAAGAATATCATTGATTGCATCAATATCAATCTTTGTGATTACATGACCTTTTTTCAATGTAATCTTCTCTCTGAGACGGTATTTGTCTTGGATTGCGTAAAATTCTTCCTTTTCATGCCGTTCGATGCAATGATAAAATTCTGGTAAATCTAATACATCTACCAGATAATGCTTGATGTATTGTCTGTATCTTGAACTGTAATATCCCAAAAATGCGCTGTCGATTGCAAGCAACATCATCATTGCTTCATCTGTCAAACCTTCTTTTTGTAAACCGTACAATGACCAAAGTAGTAATACTGTTGACCCTGCATATTTCTCTGTGTAATTTTGTCTTGTGATATTTTCCATAAGATTTGGATTAATAGATTCTTCGTTTTTGTAATCAATATTTGAAAATCTTGTGATGTGATTATCGAAGCATTTGCCTTTGTGCAATGCCAGATCAACGCCAATTCCTTCTGACTGTGTGGCGTTCTTTGTTTTTCCTTTGAGGTCTTGTCCCTCATGTCCTTTTACTTTCTTCTTTAATAAAAATATTTCTTCAACACTCCATCCCATTGCTTGCTTTAAGATTGCGCAAGATAGTAATGAGTCAATGTCGTCCGTCAAAATTGCATGATATTTATTTGTTGTATCTTTGTACCATGTTGGTAAATTCTTTGTTTGATTCTTCTTCATATCTGTCACCGATTAGTGAGCAAGATGAATCAACACCTTGCCCATCTAATTGGCAAACAAATACGAAAGTGAATAAGAATTTATACATCTTACTCACCTTCCTTTCTCCATTTGTTAAATTCTGGTTGCTAATTTTCAAGTTTCTCCAACTAAAATTAAAATCATTATTGAAACTAAAATATAATTACCCTATGCCCTAAGACAGGGCACAGCAGTTATTTGTCGACCGAGTTATTTTTGACGCGGGCTTTTTTGCTTGTTTTCTTTTCCTCTCGTGGCTTCAATAAGCCATAACAGCAGTTTAACCAATCATTGTACATCTTCTCGGTTGGAATCACTTCGCATCTTTCGATGCCTTTAATCCATCTGGTCGAGCACCCGAGACACTCAGCCATATATTTTTGTGTTAAATTGTGGTAAATCCTTAAAAACTTTAATCTATCTCCGCCAAGCATCTCTTTGCTCCTTTCATTTTTTCACTTACTGTTGGAGTGACAGTTGATCCCGCCACAACAACTCCACTGTCATCAATCAGTGCAACTGCATAGTATTCAGAGCAGTATACAGTAGTTGTTCTTGTGCTTGCATCTCTCGCAGGTTCGACAAAAGGATTCTCTTTTGGAATTAAACCAATAGATTCCTTTTTAATTGTAAGAATATAACCCTCATGTTTCGCTGTGTCGTATAATCTGTCAGTTACAAGGACAGGGATTCCTCTGAAATAACCTAATAAGTTATTCTGCATAATACCTGTGCCATCTGTAGTAAATGTCTTTGTTTTATCCACAAATCCATCCATTTTAAGGAAAGATGGGACAAATGCGCTATGAATATAAATTCCTGCAAAATCTTCTGCGTTAGCATCATCTCCATAAAGACCTAAGATAGCGTTCATCTCATCGAACGTGATCTGATGTTTTGTAGCAAGTTGACTTTTTAAAGGTGTTGTCAGCGCAACATTAATGCAATCTGTATCCAGTTTTCTTGCAAGTGAGATTGCCTGCTGTTTTGCGGCTTCATCTAATGCGTTACCGAATTCAACTGCGTCGTCGTAGTCGTTTACGGATACCGCAGGTGCGGCTACCATCTTGATAGTTGCCTGTGTGCTTGTCTGCTTTAATGCAGTTTTATCCATTGCAGTACCAACTGTGATATCCTTTGCGTCTCCGATGTACGCCCATTTTGGCATAGATACAGTTTCCCCAGGTTTACCAACAAGGGATTTTACAACCTTAGCGCACTGGGAGATAACTACCTTTCCCTCAATTTTTTCTCTGACTAACTCTGCGTAAACGTCTGGAATGATCATGTTTTTATTAACTGCATTTGTAGAATTGTTATTAATATTTGCCATTATGTTTTCCTCCTATATTATTTGTTAATTTGTGTTTTGATTTCTGAGACATCTTCTCTAATGTCATCTAAGTCATCCTTATATGAGGTAAGGACTTGAACGAATTCTGCATTTGTGGCAGATAATTTTTCGTTCTGTTCCTGTGCTTTTGAGATGACCGAATATAATTTTTCTTCTCTGTTTTCGTTTTGTGTCTGCGATTTTTCCCACAATTTCCAGATAAAAAAAGCCATGGCAATTACCATGACGATAGGAAATCCTAATTGACTAATCGCAGTTTGTAGTGCATTGTAATCCACTCCCTTTTCCTTTCCGAAAACCGTGTGAGCCGAGCGCAAAATTACGCACTGCTTAACGAGCGCAAAAGTTCCGTGGTTTCCACACAAGTGGGGAATTATCTTGCTAACGCTTTATAAAGGTCAGGATTGTCTTGAAACAACTGTGCTTTTTCTCCGTAGGACATCTTTTTGAAGTCGGACTTTGTAACTGCTTGCTGTTTACCGTGATTGGTGGGTTTGTTCCCATTGTTTAACAGATAACCATTGATCGCCACACTCACGGCTTCTAATCCTGCGTCAACATCTTCACCAAGATTCAGATACTGTCCTAACTCTGTTGGTAAGCCAAGTTCAGTAAGTTTAGTAGATAATTCTGCTTGGCGTTCCTTTGCCAGTAATTTCTGTTCTCTCACCTCAAGTTCTTTCATACGATTTTCAAATTGAATTTCGCTATCTGATTTTTGAGTAGGTTTGTATTGTTTTAATTCTTCCTTTACAGTTCTGAGTTCGTTTGAATATTTTGTTCTAATCCTATCGCCCTCAGATTGAAGAATCTGCTGTACGCCTACTAACTGTTCATCAGATAAGTTTAAATTTTCTAGTTGCATTTCTTCACTTCCTTTCCAGTTGCAATCTATATAGCCCTGCAATTGCAGTTCCATCTTTTGCCCCTGTAATGATGTTGTTAATTTGTTGTATCAAAAAAAGACCTATCAATTGCGATAGATCTCTTTCTTCCTTATTATATAATTGTTTCTAAGGTCGTGATATGCGACCTTAGGATTTCTAATATGGCATTTTGCCACCTTAAGATTCAAGGGTTACCGATTTGGTAACCCCTGCTACGTCTATATATACATTTGAATTAAATAACGAACATTTTTATGTTGGGGATATGCGCCCCCTTATACGCACATTTCAAATTTCATTTTGTGCCGTAAATACGGGACTTGTAAATAATTTCCAATTTTTCAAAGTCGCTAAAACACTAGGTTTTTAGCCAAATTTTGATTTGTCCACGTTGGCAATTTGATAGCGTTACATGTCTAATATATGCTTCTCCATATACACACATTTCGTGTTCTGGATATTCAGTACATTTGAAAAATTGTCATTTTTTTGAACTGAATATCCAGAACATTTTTGACCAATATCAAATGCTAACATTCTGTATTTTGCCTCTCCTTATACACACATTTCACCAACCGTTTTTTTCGGCTGTTTGTCATTTTTAAAAAAATATTTAACCGAAAAAAACGGTTGTTTTTTGACCAATATCAAAAGTTCAATTTTCTCGATTCTCAAAATATATGTGCCCCCCTTATAGACACATTTCGTGTTCCGTATATACGGAACATTTTAAAATTGGCAAAAATTTTGTTCCGCATATACGGTACATTTTTGACCAATATCAAATGCTAACATTTTGTATTTTGGCGTCTTTTAAGAGATACCCCATTCTCCATATAGTGACTTTTTTTGTACCGCAAATACGGTACATTGTAATTTTTAAGTAATAAATGTACCACAAATACGGTACAATTATTTTTGTCTGATAGCGTTACATCGTTCTTCCTATACCGACACTTAGCACATCGTCTGTAATTGGCTATTTTACTGAGTTTTTTGATAGTTTCTGAGAGGTAACTGAGAAGTTTTTTGACGTTTTTTTACCAAAATTCATGTTCTCCCTATTGTTGTACTTAACAAATCTTTAAAAACCCTTGTAAAATAAGGACTTTGTTATTTTATTTTTGCAGCAAGGGAGAAGTTTTTTGACTCTTTTTTACTATTCTA